TCTTGCATTAGATAGAAATAGAACTAGTGATGCTTCTTTTGTTAGTAAAATGCATTTTCGTGAACGCGATACACAAGTTGATCCTGTTACAGGACATGTAACTTATAATCAAACACAGGGCAGAAACTACACAGTTGAACGTTTGATGCCTACACCTTTTAAATTGACTATGAAATGCGATATCTGGAGTGCAAATACTGATCAAAAGTTGCAGATCTTAGAGCAGATCTTAGTATTGTTTAATCCTAGTTTAGAATTACAGACTACTGATAACTATATCGATTGGACTAGCCTAACAGTCCTAAATTTAAATGATATCGGTTGGAGCAGTCGTACAGTACCTGTAGGAAATGATACTCCAATCGATATTGCTACACTAACATTAGACACACCTATCTGGATCAGTCCACCTGTTAAAGTTAAACATCTTGGTGTTATTACAAAAATTGTTACAAGCCTTTGGGGGTCTGCTGAAACTAGTCCGACAGGATATATTGATGGATTAGGTGAAGACCTGGCAGGTACAGGTACTACTAGTTACGGTGATTTACTAGCTAGAGAAATTGTAACTATTACAGATTATGTCTTACAAGTATACAATAATACATCCGGAATCGGACAAGCTGTATTATTATCACCTAGTGAAGGATATACTCCAAGAGAACCAACATTAGGTATACCGCAAAGAAACGGTACTCCGATTAATTGGCAGGAAGTTCTTGATCGGTATCCTGGAAAATTTATAGCAGGATCTAGTAGGGTATTTTTAACACAAAGTAATGGAACTGAAGTAGTAGGTACTGTAGCACTACCAGTTGATGCTAGTGGTAATGTAACTGACAGCGTGATCATGTTAGTTAATTGGGATACTGATACCCTTGTAACTAATACCGGCATAGATAGTTTAGGACATTTAGATTTTGAATCAGGATATAATGCCGCTACTAGTTATAGACCTAATAGTACTGGTACGTTTGATGCTATAATTAATCCGTTGACTTTTAATCCGGGAACAGTTGCCGCAGGAACCCGCTATCTAATTATAGAAGATATAGGATCAACAGCTAATACAAAAAATAGTCAATGGACTGGAACTGCAGGTACTACTGCTACTAATTATGCTGTTGCATGGGGTAATGTTGTTGCTAAAGCAAATGATATTATAGAATATACTGGTAGTGCATGGGTTGTAATATTTGCATACGCTCAACATTCAACTACTATGATCTGGCAAACGAATATATACACTGGAATACAATACTTGTGGAACGGAGTTTCATGGGTTAAGAGTTTTGAAGGTGAATATCAGCCAGGATCATGGAGACTAGAACTATAACAGAACGCATTGTTTGTAGCGGAGCATTATTCTACGCTAAATCAACACGACGATTTTTACTAGTACAAAAAGCTCACGGTAAACACGAGGGCACTTGGGGGTTAGTTGGCGGAACAACCATACAAGGTGAAACACCGTGGCAGGGTCTACAGCGTGAAATTGTTGAAGAAATTGGATTTCTTCCTGAAATTAAAAAAACTATCCCTATAGAGACATTTGTAAGTAATGATTCTGTATTTAATTTCCACACTTACTTGTGCGTAATTGAAAGCGAATTTGTTCCTACACTTAGTGATGAACATTGTGCATGGGCGTGGGCCATAATTGATCGTGCTCCTAAACCTCTACATCAAGGTTTGCGTAACAGTTTTAGTAACAAAACGATACGTACTAAGCTTCAAACAGTATTCAATTTGGTAGATTTGATATGACAACAAAATTTGAAAATTTTATTGGGGAATTTACATCAGCATTTACACCTGAATTTTGTCAAGATGCTATTGATTATTATGAGCATCAGAATGCTAGAGGATTTGGCTATACTAGACAGCAAGAAAAACATGGCACTAGTAAGCTAGATAGAGATAATAGTACTGTGTATTTTAGTGATAGCCTTAGCTATGACATTAGCTATAGCGGTAAAATAACTCAACAAGTTGTTGAAGCAATAACTAACATATTTTATCCGGCATATGTTAATCAATATGCTATATTAGAAACTGCTTCTAAGCAGGCAATTTATCAAATGAAGATACAAAAAATATTACCAGGTCAAGGATTCCATCAGTGGCATTTTGAATCTAGTAGTAGGCATGTATCTAATCGACTTTTAAATTATCAAATATATTTAAATGATGTAGAATCGGGCGGAGAAACTGAATTTTTATACTGCCAAAAAAGAGTTCCAGCTAACTGTGGAACCTTACTATTATATCCTTGCAATTTTACCCATGCACATCGTGGCAATCCGCCGCTAACAGGTATTAAATATCTGCTAAACGGCTGGATTGAATATTAACGTTGCAATTTTTTAAGTGGATCTTGAATTGTTGCAGTAATTTGTGCTGGATTTTGTGCCGCTTCGGCCGCTGCCATTAACACTTCTAAGTTAGTATTATTAGCTTTAACCATTTCATTTCTAAAACTTTCAACTGCCGCACCTGTTTGTCGTTGTTGATTAGCATTTTCAATAGTTAAGACTGGCATCCAAGCTACTGCACAACCCCATTCATCAATGTCTTTGCCAGTATTTGGGTTTTTACCTCTAACCTGCATAAACCAAGCACATTTTAGTTCAACACAATCTTTTTTTATTAACGGACAAAATTTTCCGGGTTTAAGTTCCATTTGCTTCCTCTGTATAAATTAACGGCCAGTTTCTGGGTCTCCAGTCATAGGCTGTGTATTTAACGAGGCAACAGTATCATAGTTGTGAAATATGGCCACAGCCCACGATGGCAATTCAGTAATTGGCTCATTTGGTTTTTTATGGTCAAAATCGTCAGTTTTAAATTCAATCCAACCTTTATTTGTGTTGGAATTAAATTGTAATGCATGAACATCAGCTGGGGCTACAGACACATCAACTTCGAGTGCCGTTGTATCTTTATAGGCCAACTTGTCATCTGTAATTATAGTATATCTCATCTTTATTCCTTAAATTTAATATCTACAAACAAAATCACCAGGACTATTGTTTGCAATTATTTATTTTTTAGTTTTTCCTTTTATTAATTTCTAGTAGCTATGATAGTATCGACATAGTTAACCCTAAGGTCAAACGTTCCACCACTGCTTAAACTTAGTGAAATACTATGGTTGTGTGAGCCGCCACCACCCTGCCCTAATATGTTTCGACCCGCACCAAAGTTTGGATCGTTAGATGAATAGCCGCCAGCGTCACTACCTACACCGTGTGTTTGGCCGTTAGTTTGTGTTCCAGTTCTATTGTTATCGTCCACTGGGTATGCAGAACACCAGTGTGTATGACTTGGAATTTGATTAGTTGACAATGTTGTACTATTGTTAGTCACACCACTAACTGAACCACTAAATTGTTGATTAGCCCAGACACTGCTATAGTTTACACTGCCGCCAGTGCCTGCACTACCACTTACTACTCGCAATGCGTGATCAGTATAGGTGGTTGATTTAGTCCAATCAGCGGTAGGAGCAGAAGTTTGCTGAAATAATACCGCGGTCGTACTTGGAAAAGTATCGATCGCTACGCCACCTATGTTTGAAGCTAATAATGTTGCCATTGTTTCTTATCCTAAAAAAATTTACTACCTTTAAGCTGTTCCCACTGATACTTTTTAAGTATCTCGTTGCCCCATTCGGGCAAATTATCAATTATTAAATTATCAGGTCTAATCTCATCTTCATTCATTTTAAACTCGATTCTTCCTTTATTTGTTTCTAAATTATACTGTAATGCATGCACGTTATCCGGTATCTCAGATACATCTATACGTAAAGGAACAGTATTAATATATGCTGTACAATCGTCGGCGATAACTGTAAATTTCATATTAATTAACTCTTACTGGCTAGAATACAGTCTACGTATTTGATCCTTAAATCTATATTATTTCCGCTGAAGCCTGCCGAGACCTGTCCGTGATCATGTGAGGAGCCACCACCGGATCCTTGTCCGTATCGTCCAGCTCCATAATTTGGATCGTTAGATGTATAGCCGCCAGCATCACTTACTAATCCATGATTTTGTCCGTTACCAGAACTACCACTAAAGTTATAGTCATCGATGTTGGCAGCAGAACACCAGTGTGCATGACTTGGCATTTGACCGGTTGATAGGGTCATTGCATTTGTTGTAACTGTTACTGTGCCGCCGACTGCTTGTAATGACATGCATGAGCTAAATGATACACTGCCACCTGTACTAACACTACCGTTTACTATACGAATGTGTGCATCATTATAGCTGGTGATTTTAGTCCACCCTGTAGGAGAGCTAGTTTGTTGGAAACACATAACTGTTCCTGATGGAAGTGCCAAAATAGGCACGCTGTTCATTGTTGATCCAGTTGCAAGAGTTGCCATTTTATTTTTCCTTAGCTTCTAGTTGCGATAATAACATCAACATATGTTACGTTAATGTTAAAAGCGTTACCGTTAAATGATGTTCCGACTGCACCGTGATCGTGTGCTGAACCGCTTCCTGTAGCCTGCATATATCTACCATAACCGTAGTTAGGATCATTTGATACATATGGTGGAGCGTCTGACATTAGTCCGTATGTTTGGCCGTTGCCGCCTGTTCCCGACCAGTTGTTATCATCAGTTGGTGCGCCTGAATAAAAGTGAACATGACTCGGTATTTGGCTTGTTGATAGAGTTGTACTCTGTACTGAACCAGTAACTGTTCCACTAACTGTTTTATTCGTCCATGCTGTACTAAATGCTACGCTACCCCCAGAACCTACAGTACCACCGACTACACGGCAAGCGTGATCGCCGTATGAAGTTATTTTGGTCCAACCGGTAGGGGCCGATGTTTGATTAAACAATACTGCTGTTCCGGTAGGCCAAGCTGTAATTGGATTACCGCCAGCTGTTGATCCTGACTGTAATGATGCCATTATTTTTTACCTTTTAAAGAATCAAGTTCAGCTTTTAATGATTTAATACTTTCAATTAAAAATGCAGTAACTTTAGTATATTGAATACCATAAGGGTTACCATGTTCGTCTAGTGTAACTAGCTCAGGTGCAATTTTATAAACATCTTCTGCAATTAAACCAACTTCGTTTTTTCTATGACCATCTTTACGATCATAAGTAACGCCCATCATACTTAATACCTTATCTAAAGGATTAACTAGTGGTTGTACATTTTCTTTAAACACAATACTTGATGTTTCGACTAGACCAACAGTATATAATGTGCCGCCGATACCAACACCGCCTGCAAGCAATACAGATTGACCACTTGTTGCGCTAGAACCTTGTGTAGCACTAGTTGTTACCAGTGTACTAAAACGACCAGTACCTTGAGTAGTTGCACCAATGTTTACGTTATCAATCGTACCAGTAATACTTGTAGGAGCAACAGTCAACCCGCCAGTTGGACTAATTGTAACGCTTGCACCGCTTGGACTTAGCGTGACAGTTGAACTAGCACTTAATGTAGTTGCCGCAACTGGACCACCAGAACCTAAAACAACAGCATAAAATGTTCCATCTGATGCTAAAATTGTTGTACCTTGTGATGCTAATGCATATTGGTTGCTAGTACCCGTTTGGCCTGGACCTTTAAAATACTGACCTGCTTGGGGTGTTTGTAACGTAACAACACTGCTAGTTGAATTATAAAATGTCTGCGTAGTACCTTGGTATAGTGTAGCATCAGGAATTGTAACCGTATATGGTCCTGTTCCTGTAAATTCAGTAAACAAACCAGCGCCAGGTGATGTTATTGTAGTGGTACCACCAACCGTTGCTGCGATTGCGGAAGTATTATAACGAGCCATATTATTATCTCTCTATTATGATGTTGCTGTTTCAATGCCGTAAACGCTAGCATTAACTACTGAACCAGTGCTGGCCAATCCTACTACAGAATAACCTGCTTGTAGTACTAGACCAGTACGCTCAAACACACCCTTACCAATAAGAGTTGTACCAAATTCGATCCACTCGTTAGCGTTTGGGGTCGTTGATGATGCAATCGCTATTTGAAATGTGACTGCTGTTGCACTAGTATTTGTTAGCGAAACGTTAAAGACGGTGTAGTATCCGCTAGGAACTGTATACAATGTTGTATTACCTGTTCCTAGTGTTATGCCCGTGCCGCCTATATTTAATCTACCTGTTGCCATTTTTTATTTCTCCAAAATATTTTATCTTTGACTGAAGAAGAACCAGGCTACTGGTGCTCCGTCTATGCCGCCACCGCCTGGTGTTATACCTGCTCCACCGCCACCTGCAAAGTACATTTTTGATCCCACGTACATTTGAAGGCCGTCAGTAGTACTTATCGTATTACCACCTATGAAAATTCTTCCCGAAGTGATCGTATTTACGTTAAGAACACTTTGTCCACCACCAATTTGGGCTGTAATATAGCTCTTGATAGCTTTCTGTGTTGGTAAAATGTTATCGCTGTTAGCTGTAAAGTACGGATCTGTACTAAACTGTGTAATTGTAGCTGATCCAATACCTAATGTTACCGCGCCCAATGTCAAACTTTGTAGACCAGCTAGGTTAAACGCACTAGCATTTAAGGTAGCAGTACCAGTTGACTGTTGAACTCCAAACAAGTTACCAACGTTAAAGTTACCGTCTTGGTCAGTACTTGTAAAGAACACTCGGCCGCCACCTGTTGGATAAGTTTGATTAGCCTGTATAGCATTAGCCGGATTAACAAACGGATAGTTAGTTTGTGTTTGATTACCAGTACCAATATATAAGAAGTCATGTCCAGTTAAACGTACCTGGCTATATTTCAAGCGTGTAGTAACTAAGTTGCTATGTGCAGGTGCTAATAATGTGCTTAATGCTGGATTAACTTGGAATTGTGCTGTATAATTTCCTGCAGTACCTAAAATATTAGTAACAGCAACTAGTTTATACCATTGGCTAGTTCCAGTGATTGACGCAAACTGTACGTTAGCGCCTGCTTGAGGAATACTAAACAATCCAGAAATATTAAGATATGCTGAATTTTGATACGTATCAGCATAACCATCGCCACCTGTTGTAGCTGTAGCTGTAGCGTTGTTGCTACCTCTGTTCTGGAAGCTAGGGTTACCTAAAGCACCATCCCCCATACGTACACGTAATGGCGCTGTGTTTACACGATTTGGATCAAACTGTGTTGTTACTGCACCTGCACGATATGTACCTGATAAACTTGTACCTGCTACTAGTGTTGCTACAGTAGTACTACCTGCTGACGCTGTTACTTGAAAGGTACCAGCCGGTGCTGAGGTTGTTGTAACACTAGAACCGATTATGTAATAGGTTGTATTTGTTACAAGGCCATAACTATCTAAACTTGTAAATTCAACTGGTTGATTATTAGCAATACTTGTTGATAAGTTTGTAATATCATCTGCGGTTATAGTGCTAGTTGTAGTTGTAGTAACGTTACCTTTTGGATATCCGCTACCTGGTTCTATTAATCTAACTTCATTTACTGCATTAGTAGTTCCGTTGCCAACAATTTTCATCCTTGCACTGGTAGTTGCGCCTGTTCTGACACTGGCTGCTACACTTCCGCTAGTAGCACTTATAGCTACAAACAATGGTTGGCTTCCTAATATTGTGCTAGAAACAGTTCCAAAAGTAATAGAAGCCCAATTAGAACTGCTCGGCATTCCTGAAGTTCTTACTGTCCAGTTGATACCGTCTGGGCTAGTTGCGGCAGTTGCTGTACCTTGAGCGATTGCGATAAACACACCCTGTGCATAAGTTAGTGCAGTCCATGTTAAACTAGAACTTAATATGCTTGTAGTTGTACCTGAACATGTTGGAGACGCATACCAACCTTGTACTGATTGAGTACCAGCATTATTATAACTATAAGCAACTTTACCATCAGATCCAAGAACAACATAACGTCCATTACCGTATGCAATAGAAACTGCACTAGTAAATCCGCTTGGTAAGTTTCCGCCTTGTGTCCATGTTACACCGTTGTTTGACCAACTTGTAACAATACCGCCATTGTTAACTGCTACGAATGTACCGCTCGCACTTCCACCGGCACCCCAAGTAATTGCAGAATAGTAACCTGCACTTAACCCTGTTATGCTTCTTGAAATCCAAGTCAATGCATCGCTACTTGATCCGCATGTTGCTGTTCCGCTTGCACCACCTACGGCTACATAAACTCCGTTACCGTATGCCAATGCCTGTAAGTTGCTGGCAGGTAATGCTCCGCTACTTGCAGTCCATGTATTACCTAAGTTAGCTACTGTGCTATATGCGGCACTTGTGCTACCGTTTGATATAGCTACAAATTTAGCTGTACTATCAAGGATAGTAACTGCTGGTGTACCAGCATAACCATAACCTGTTACTGATAGTGGTAATTGGTATACTCCGCTATTTTGTAAAATACTTGTAGTGTTAACCTGAGCTTGAGTAGCAATATATTTTAATACTGCTGTACCGTTAGTTTGACTTTGACTAGAACTTGTATAATCAAAACTAGGTGTTATTGAAAGATCAGTTGTACCTGCGGTAGTCACTTGATAGATTCTACCGGCCGCTGTTTGAATATAAGCATTTAAGCTAACTGCGGTATTCAAAGCAAACGCAGTTGGACTCAGTCCAGCTGGTTGATCAATAGTAACCGTTGGAGTTGTATAATAACCTCTTCCCCATGAATTAACAGTAATACTAGATAATATACTTGTTGAAGGTGTAACAGTTGGAGTGCTAGTATAACCGCTACCATTGATAGACATAGTAACCGTTTGAATTACACCGTTTAAAACAGTGCATGATGCTGTAGCACCTGAGCCGCCGCCGCCTGTAATTATAATAGTCGGTGCAGTTGTATAATTATATCCACCGTTAACTACTGTGATACTTACAATCTGTGTAGCACTGGATCCAGTACCAATAACTGCTTGTAGTACTGCACCCTGTCCGCCTAGACCCCCGACTACTGCGGTTGCTCTAGCACCTTGGCCGCCACCATATACTACACTCTTCCATGCTTGGCTACTTGGCATCGCGCCACCCGAAGTCCAGGTCTTTCCATCTGTACTATAAGCAGTTCGTGTACTTGGGCCGTTAGCGATTGCAACAAAATTACCTGCACCATATGTTACACTTGACCAAGTTGCACTCGCCCCTGGTAGTGTTCTAGATGTTGGTAGATAGCCAGGAGCAGAATAGCTAATACGTGGTTCAATAATGTAAGTAGTAGTTAAATCTGTGCCAGATGCAATTGGAGTTCCTGCAACGATATGATCAAATCCAGCGGCAAATAAACCTGTACTAACAGTACCGGTTGAACTAGCAGAACCTGTAGCAGTAATAGTTACTGCTGTAGTTGTAAACGGAGATACTGCAACAGCGAACGAACTAGTTGTTAAGTTTGTCGCTAACACATAATATGTAGTTCCAGAATCAATACCATTGAACGAACTGTTAAATGTAATACCCTGGCCTGCTGACAATGTATTAGTTGCTGTTATTAAATTGTTTGTGATCGCTGTTGCCGTAACAGTAACAGTAACGGTTGTTATGTTGCTAGCTACTGTTACTGCCACACCTGATCCGCCTGATGTTGTGCTTACTTGGAACTGTGTGGCAGAAAAATTAGCACTGTTTACATAGTAAACTGTTCCAGTTGTTAATGGACCAAATGCTGTGTATACATAAAGTGGCATACCTGTATACATCGTTGCAGTACTAGCCACAGTAAACAGATTATTTGTAGTCTGGCATGCTGTAATTTGTAATGGAACAAATGTATCACGAACAATATTTGCAACTTTAGTAGCATTATATTTGATAATGTTTGCGTATTGTCCAACACCAGTACCAGCAGTAAGTTGGAGGCGCATACCGTTATATGCATCAGTCAATGCTGTATCAGTGGCTGCGATAGTAAATGAATAATTATTACTAGTTACCTGTGCCGCATTAGATGTTGTTACATAACTTGATCCGCCAACTCCTTTAGTATCATTAAGGTCGACTAAACGAGTTTCAAATATCGAAGCATCGCGGAATTCATCATGCGCCGCTGCCGCATTATAACCTGAACCACTAATAGTTGCTACTGAGTTAGTATAGTTTGAACCAGCATTTGCATATTCAAATCGTAATATCTGATTGGTCAAATCTGTCACGACGTTAGTAATCTGTGCACCAAAATAACGATTGTTCAATGTACCATAGATAGGTGTTTCAAATGTGTCAACTCCTTCAGCAATAACACCATATGTACCATATGAACTATTACCGTTAGTAGCACGAATACGTCCTCCTAGCTCTGCTAAGTATCCTGAATATCCATAGTAGTTAAACACTGAAACTAATTCAGCAAGTGCGTTTGAACCAGTAATCCAATAACCGATACCGTCACCTAGAACAGTAGTATAGTCGTTAGCAACCATAGAACGGTTACCGCCTGCGTGTAATGCGCCATCGACTTTACCGCCAACTGCGGCATAACCAAACATAGTACAGTTTACGGTATAGCATGAACGACTTGTAATCCATACGTTTGTATCGTTTGGTCCAAATCCTGGATCTAAACTTGCATACGCACCGCCTGTTGGACGTTTTGTGCCAAAGCTATTAGCTGAGCTTAGTGTCCCTGTAATACCTGTTAGGGTTTGATTTCTGACACCTGTACCGTTTCTAACCTGGTACATATTTTTGCTAGTTGAGCCACCGACTGCATTTAGATACAATTCAGTAGCTCGCATTGATTTGTAATTACCTGGATATTGAATATCGTATATCAATGCATTTACAAATTCAGTAGTATCTCTTAAACATGATGTAGGATTGTAATAATAATTTAATGAGGCGTTTCCGTTGGCAGTAATTGCTGGAACAACACTTTGTATTCCTTGTCCTGCTTGAACTGGACTTAGTATTACACTAGTAGTCGACGGAGTTGACAATACATAATATGTAGTGCTTGTAGATGGTCCGCCAAAAATACCACCAGCAGTAGCAGCCATTGTACCTGTTGCAGTTGCACCGGGTGTAAATGTTGAACCGTTATAAGTTGAACTTAGAGTAACGGTTGTGCTATTAACTACTGTTTTAACATAATAAGTTGCGGCATTCAATGTACTAATCTGTGTTCCAGTAACTATAACTTGCATACCTACTAACCAACCTGTAGATGTTCTAACAGTAATATTACCGTTAGTATTTGTGCCTGTAATTGTAGTGCTGTAACTAGGTGCAGTAAATTGTACAGGATCGCCTACTGATAAATTATGTGCTGATGCTGTTGTAAACAAGTTACTTGTGCCAGTAATTGTAGTTGATGAAGCTGTCTGGCTTGAACTAACTGTATAATTACCTGCACCTCCTGTTCCTGTTCCTAGAGCAGTAATATAAGTTCCTGTAGTTACTCCGGTACCTGTTAATACCATACCAACTACAAATGTTCCGGTGACTGTGCCACCGACTGTTAATGTTGTTCCGGTAATGCTACTTGCAGTTCCGCTAGCAGTTGTTGAATTTGATGCAGTTGTATAGTTTCCGTAGAATGTAGATGCTGTATATGCACTAGCTTCACTAGCTAGGAATGCTGTATTTGCACGTAATACTTCAACACCCTGGATAGTTGTTCTTGAATTATCGTAAGTCAACGTTCCATTAGTTGTTTGATAACTGCTAACTGTTCCTACAGAATTACTGATACCAGCAACCGCAGTTGCAGTCATACTTGATTTAGTATTTGTAATAGTATAAGCTGATCCGTTAAAACTAGCACTAACTGTTAATGTAGTTGTGCTTGGAATACTTGCAACATAATATATATTATTGTTCCATAATCCGCCCGCATTATTGAAGATTACATTCATTGTACCTGTTGGTGTTGCAGTGATTAATGTGATTGCGGCGCCACCAAATGTGTTTGAAATCGTAATTACACTTGCTGAAGCTGATTGTACAAAATACATCTGATTGGGGACTATCGGAGGAGGAACAGTTCCTGTAAAGTAAACTTGTTGTCCTACAGCAACTCCCAAACTAGCCACAGTTGCAGCCAATGTAATTGTATTTCCCGAACTGGTAGTTCCTGTTGATGTTGTTGTGATATTAGCTGGTAGACCTGTAAATGCGATTGGCATTCCAATTTGCATAGTTGCTGTACTAGCTACAGTCAACACATTTGTGCTAGTTGTTGCTGTTGTTAGTGTTGTAGTAACTTGACCTGTTATAGTTTGCACTATATCGTTAATAATACCTTGAGCACGAATAACTGAACCGCTGGCTGCGATTGTTTTTGCTTTAAATCCAATAAGATTAATTGAACCAACTGTTGCATTTAATTCTTGATTAGTATTAGCTAACAATGCTTGAGCACTTGTATTTGATCTATTAAATGATCGTCCGATTACAATAGCATTAAAATTACTGCTGAACAATACATCCCATACAATACCGTTAATAATAAACCCTGCATCTCTGTTAGTTAGTGTAGTACTAATTGGATATGCTTGATAGTATTTTGTAACCCATGCTTGAGAGTCACTTGCGATCTCAGTAGCTCTGCCAGACAACGCTGTATAAGCAGTTTGTAATGCGGCGGTTGCTACGTTAGCATATGCACCGCTGGTAATTGGAGTGATTGTTGAATTTCCAGTTAGAGTTGTGCTTGATACTGTTTGTGTTGTGTTTACTGTATAAGTTCCTGTTCCACCTGCTGTATAGAAGTTAATAGTACCAGTTGGAGCACTTGCACCAAAGTTATTTGGATAACCAAATGCATTAACTATAGTAATGGTTGTACCAGAAGTATATGTTGAAATAACATAACTACCTGCTGGAATGTTTGTTCCTGTAACGAATTGTCCAGCAACAATGCCTGTTGCAGAACTAACTACAAAAGTATTTGTTCCATTTGCGCCACCACTTGAATATGTAGGTGAAGCCACTGCTGTAGTACCAGTTACTTGACTTACTAGGTAAGTTGGTGTACTTACACCTGTACCTGTAATTAGCATACCTGGAGTTAATGTTCCACTAGTTACCGCGGTAACAGTCATTGTTGTACTTGATATTGATCCAGTTACTACAGGAGCACTTGTATTAGCAACGCCATTCTGTATCCAATAGATAACATCTTGAACACGAGCTGCCGCAAATGACGCGGCTGCCGCACTACCTGCTGTACCAGTTGTTACTTGTGCAGAAGAATATGGTGCTGTACTTGCTGTTGCAGATACTGTTGTAGCTGTTACTATCTGACTAATAATAGCAGATACTCTTTGTAAAGCAGCCACCCTTGCTGACAAATAAGCTGTCGGAATTTGAAGAATATTTAATGAATAATAAGAACTACCCTGAATAATACTTTGATTGTTACAACCATAAGACATATCATAGATTAATGAATCTAAAACAAATCCAACATCACGCAATACTTCTGCATTAATACCTGCCTGGAAAGCTGCCCCAGTCCAGATTGCGTTATAGTTAACATTTAAAAAGTTTGCAACTTCTGCTTTGATAAAGTTATAGTTTTGTAAAATCTGTGCCTTACCGTCTCCAAAACCAACTAGGTAGCTTGTGTTATAGTTAGTTACAGATGGTACAGATATTGCAGGTGCTTGTTGAACACCGTTATAAATCATATCTTCGATAATTGCAATATCACTTAGTACAGTATTAACTGCGGTTTGTGACCCGGTATCACCTGTTGGTAAACTAGTAACCTGCGTTTGTGTATTTGGATTAATTACACTTGTAGTTGCGGTTACTGTAGCGTTGGTTAATAAGTTAGGTAATACGGCAGAAATTCGTTGTAATGATGCTATAGATTTAGGTTTATCATTAACTAAATTTAATATTGCAGTTGCTGGTTGCACGATAGTTGAACGTAGTTCGTCTCCAACTACTGCTGTAAACGCAGGAACAATGATAGGTAAAATTTCATTGTAAGTGCCTGTTTTAATACTAACAGTATTATATGGAACGATAGCCGCTGGTAGTTGGGTTGTATTTCCAACTGATAGTGCATTAGTGATTAGTGTTATTAATCCTTGTACGGTAGTCAATGAACCACTTTCAACTACTGATGTAGCAACACTAGTTGTATTTTGAATCGCTCTATTTCCTGAACTAATTCCATTTAATGCTTGATAATTACTACTCGGAGCGGAGTTTGCCAACACTGAATTAAACAATGTTCCTTTTAGGTATGTTAGTGCATCAACGAATGGGGTTATATCGTTAGCATTAACACCGGTAGCTAAACCTGTACCTGCTGTATTAAAATATGATTGAGCATTTGTTGTAGTCTTAAAAGTTCCGGCATGTGTTAAGTCAAATATTACACCGTCGATTACCAGTCCTGCATCTCTTTCGGTTTTAGTTGTGTCGTATGCGTATGTACCAACCATCGATCCGGTAGTAGTTGTTAATGTAACTGATGAAGAGCCGCCAGATGTTGCGGTTACTGTAAATGTTGTTGCGTTGACGATAGTTAACACATAGTATGTTGTACCTGCTACAATATTACCAAATGTTGTACCTGTAAATACAATCGGCATATTAACATACAAATTGGCTGTTGAGCTAGTGCCTAGTATATTTCCTGATGAGCTTGAACTAGTTACTGTTACAGAATATTTGTAGGTAATATAGTTGTTAACTTCTTTTAACATAAATTGTTTGTTAACAGATAATAATAAACCTGAATTAGTGTTTAAATATCCTTCTTCAAGTTGTTTACAAGCATATCGTACAGTTTTCCAAGGGGTATCTAAAGTAGTCCCTTGACCGTTAGTCAGTGCATCAGTTCCTAATGGTGAAACATATACAATATTATTGATTTGACCGTAGTATGACCACGATGGGGCACTACTATTAACACGTAGAACTTGTCCATTACTACCAATTGGTAAACGAGTAGGACCATTATTACCATAATAGAACATGTCACCAGTTGTAGTAAGAACTGATTGTTCAGCACCGGCTGCTAATAAGTTCCAATATAATGCAGTTGTATCATTGTCGGGTCTATTACCTGATGCAGAAACGTGGGCTGCCACGCAAATATAACTGCTGGCGCCCCAGAACACGGCATCACCTAACACATAAGTTACACTACTGTTCCATGTTACTGCAATACCGCTTGTGCTAACGCCTGCAGATTGAATTACTCCGCCTGATACAGTATTAACTGTGATAGATAAATCGTTAGCTGGGCTTAGTCCGCCAAGACTTGTTCCAAGAATTTTTAAAGTATCAGCGGCAACATAACCAGAACCACCTGAAGCAACTGTTACAGAATATGTTGTACCTGAAGCGGTAACGTTAAATGTTGCAGAACTTCCAGAAGAAGCCACATTAGTTGCACTTACAGCACTATAAACTCGTTGGGCATCATTCCAACGTATACCAGAATTTAATCTATTCCAGTAAGTGGTGTATGGTGGTGTTGGATTTGTAGTACCTGTTGTGTAGCCTGTTGCTGTTACCAATGCAAATGGTGTACCACTACCTTGTGTTGCTGTTACTGTAAAATGCGTACTATCATTGATAGTGTTTACATAATATGTACTAGTTGTTAGCAAATTGCCTAATGCTGTGCCAAATGTTATTGGTAGACCAACGTTTAACGTAGCAGTTGTTCCTGAAACAGTTCCTGAAACAGTTTGTGGACCGTATGTTCCAGTAAGTGCAAATTGTACACTAGTTGTCGATGCGGCTGTTACGGTCCATGTTCCATTGAATACAGTTGGTGTAACTCCTGCGATAACAACTTGTTGTCCTACTGCAAACGGAATACCTGTTTGGGTCGCATATCCAATAGTAGCAGTCCCGCCGCTGGCAGATGCGCTGGTTGTAGCGATAGCCGATGCAAGCGTAATTTGATTAGGACGAGTGCCGTCGGATGAAACTGTGGTGCTAATTCCAACTACTTTTTGTACGGCATTATCTAATATTGCAAGATATGTATATCCGCCCAGTCTTACTACATCGCCTGTTCTATAATTATTTGAACTATTCCAGTCTGCACGATAGTTGAAACCAGTAGTAAATGGTTGCCAGTAAGAAAACGCAGTACTAGGTGTTTGATTAGAGTGGCCTAAGATACAAGTGTAAGTATAACCACCATATGTAACCATATCACCAATTTGATAAACTGTTGAAGAGCTCCAAGAGTTTTCAAATTGGAAGCCGTTAACTAATAAACTAAACTTAGTTAGATCTAAATCTGTACCAGTCGAAGTATGAGAAGTTGTACAAATCCATAAATCTGGACCGTAAGTTACTACGTCATTGAGTCTGTAACGAACACTACTTCCGCTCCAGTTACCCTGATATGCGATACCTGCATTAAATATGTCCCATTTGCTTAGGTCAGCTTCAAGACCTAATGTAGTAGTTGCGGCTGATGTATGGTATGTGTTACAAACATAAGTGTAACCACCGTAGTATACTAAATCACGAACTTTATATCGAGTATTAATTGCCCATGCATTTAGCCAATTAAAGTTTGATGCAAATGCATCCCATTTGCTTTGATCGGCTTCAAGACCCAATGCAGTAGTTGCGGCAGAAGTATGAGCTGTTTTACAAATATAAACAGTCCCACCGTATAGTGCTTGATCCCCGGTATTGTAGTAAGTTGCAGTTGCCCATGAACCGGTCCATTTTAACCCGTCAGCAACCACATTCCAATTAGTTGGGTTAGCAGTTAAGTCTGTCGAAAATAATGCGGATGCTGTGTGACTGATCACACAGATATAAGTCTTACCGCCTACTGTAACAACGTCATCGACTACATATGAGTTTCCTGTAGTCCAATTACCTTGATAAACAAACTTAATTCTACCTAGTTTAAATTCTGCCATTTTAATGTTCCTCTGATAATATTTATCTTAATCTATTTTATGGTGTTATAATGATTACTTTTTACTGGAATGTCTTATAAAGAAGTGATAAGCTACCATTGATCCGTCAACACCGCCACCGCCGTAACTACCAAAAAGTGGTAAAGTTGGCGGAGAATTTCCTGCTGGTCCTGCAATGTATACTTTATTAGTAGTAGTTCCGTTGGTGCCGACCCTTACTACAGAACCAGCAGTCCCGTTTGGTACAGCTGATGATATAAAGTTTGGTCCACCAACTACTACAGAACCAGCAATTAATTGTCCAGTAAATGTGTTTGCTCCGCCTTGACTTAGACGACTTGTAATATAACTCTTGATAGATTTTTGCGTTGGTAACAAACTATCGCTATTTGCAGTAAATGTAGCATCTGTACTAAATTGTGTAATAACAACACTTGAGCCACCGACGCTAATACCACCTAAACTCAAACTACTTAAGCCACTTAGACCAAATTGACTAGCACTTAAAGTAATAATACCTGTTGCCTGTTGGACTCCAAACAAATTACCTACTTTAAAGTTTCCATCCTGGTCGGTACTTGTAAAAAATACTCGACCATAGTTAACTTCAATAACTTGATTCTGAGGTAACGAAGCATATCCAGCTGATGGGTAACCCGGATAGTTTGATGCTGCCTGGTCACCGTAACCTATGTTTAAAAAGTCATGATTGGATAAACGTGCTTGGCTATATTTAGATCTTATGCTAACCGCTGTTCCGTTAGCAGTAGATGTTGCTGTAGTAATACTCGGACTAACGCTTACGTTTGCTTCTAAATTTGGAGCAACAGTATTGAACACAGCATATGCACTTGTTACTTTAAACACTTGACTTATACCAGAGATGGTTAAGTTATCACCCGGTTGCGGTATTCTTGTTAAATTATTTAAAATAATTGTCAACCCTGTTTGATATGCATCAGCATATCCATTACCTGTTACAATAGATAATGTTGATGAAGTACTGTAACCTAACCCTCTGCTGACAAATGACGGACTGCCCAATACTCCATTTCCTATCCTTGGGGATACTACTGCTAATAATGTTACATTAGGATCTGTAAAAGTGACAGTTGGGGTCGATGTATAACCTCCGCCTGCTTCCCATTCGTTTAATGCTGTAATAGTATTTGAAGTAATAGTAGGTCTTGCTTTTGTTGTAGCACCTGTACTAATAGTTGTGCCTGTTGCTACTCCACCTAGTGTTACAAATATACCACTGCCTGATGCTGTTAAACCAAATGCAATGCATCTATATTCAATATTAGATACTGTTTGTTGTTTCCAAATGCCACCGCCTTCTGATGTATATGCTGTAGCACTTCCCGAACCCGGTACGACTAGGAACACTCCGTTACCATAGGCCATATAGTTGCCAAGAAGCTGTACATTAGATTGTGTCCATGTTTTACCATCTAAACTATATGCTGTGTATGAAGCTGTACCTACTTGTGAAACTGCAACAAATTGATTATTACCAAACGCTACACAAGTATAGTATGCGTTAGGTAGTGTTGACGAAGTCCATGTCTGACCACCATTAGTTGAATATGCGGCAGCGGTATTATTACCTCCAGATATAGCTACAAAAATGCCATTACCGTAAGTTAAACTTACCCAGTTAGTACTTGCAGGTAGTGTAGAAGCTGTCCATGTTCTACCAAAATCAGTACTGTATGCGGCTACATTGGTATTGCTAATTTGTCCAGATGCTACTGTTACAAATACTCCGTTACCGTATGCAACATATGACCATGCTGATGTACTCGGTAATGAATATGTAGTCCAACCTTGTCCGTTTGACTTGCTTACCGCTACAACGGTACTGGCACTAGCAACTGCGACCCAATAACCATTTCCAAATGCGATTGCTGACCACGACTGTGAGGACGGAAGGGCCATACTTAACCATGTAAGACCGTCAGTTGAATATGCTCCAGTTGAGTTTGAACTTGGTAATGCAAGCCAATAGTTATTTCCGTATGCGACTGCGGTCCAATAAGAACCGATAGCTAGACTTGGAACTATAGAACTTGATTGAATAAATGGTGGAGCAGAATATATTACTCTAGGTTCGATATAATAAACAGTTGATGCATCAAATGCAATCGCTGGGGTAGTTCCTAAGTTTAAATGATCCCATCCTACTTCTGCTATGTTCATGGCTCCTGTTTTTGTACTCAGTGCAAATGCTGTGCCGCTGCCTTTTGTTGCTGTAATAGTGAATACTGTAGTACTAGGTATCGTATTAATGTAGTATGTTGTACCTAATACAACATTACCAAATAAGTTAGTTGAGAAGGTTCCTGTCATTGTACCGATACTTAATGTTACTGCTGTTTTAGCTCCTGTAGTAGTACCAATCATACTTCCACCGCTAGCACTAGTTGGGACTACATATGTTGGGCAAGTTCTAGCTGTCATTAATCCCGAAGCTGTAGATAGGGTAACTGCCGCACCTCCAGGTGTTGCACTAACTGTAAATGTTGTTGCGTTGTTAATAGCTAAAATATAATAAACTGTTTCAGCTGTGATACCCCCAAACGTATTTCCTACAAACACAATTGGTTGATTAGAAACATAGCCGGTTGTACTAGGAACTGTTACTAAGTTACTTACTGCGGTTGTTGCTGTCGCAGTCGATGATAATAGTGTACTTGCTACTGTGAACGTTGTGCTGTTAACAATAGAACTAATATAGTATTTGGTTCCGTCTACAAACGTTCCTATAGTCGGGGTACTAAAAATAATAGGACTCAATGGTATTAGCGCCGCCGTAGATGTAACGGTTAATTGGCCATTACTAGCATTAGTTGCGGTTACTGTAATAGTAACTAATGATCCCGATATTGAAAAATTATTAGAATCAATAATATCTTTAATATAATATTGTACACCATTACTTAAACCACCTAACGCAGTTCCTGTAAATTGCATAGGCAAATTAACTACCATATTAGTTGTTGATGCTTGCAAATATCTAGTATTAGAACTAAAGTTCATTGTCATGCTACCGGTGCCGCTATTTAACTGCCATACGTTACCAAATATCGTACTTGTAATTTGTATTGTAGTACTGTTAAGAATAGCGTAGATATAATAATTATAGTTTGATTGTACTGAAGTAAACAACGTTTGGCCAACACCGGTAGCAGTAAATGTTACTAAAGTGTTGACTGCCAGTCCAACAGTACTAGCTACTGTTAGTGTATTTGTTGTTCCACCAACTGATGCGGTTACTGTAGTTTGTGCTAAAGATGTCGAAGTAATTGATGTAGTATAATAAGTCGGAATAAATTGTACAGGTTGTCCAACATATAACGTAGTATTTGTGCCGGATGATAGGGTAAATTGATTAGTGCCACTATCAGTACTTGCAATACTTAATGGTGTAAATGATTCCTTAAGAATATAAGCATACTTGTTGCTTGCATTAAAGTACGAAATATAGCCGTATTGTCCTGCGCCGGCGCCACTAATAATAAACAATCTCATACCTGTGTAGTTAGCATTAGTATTTGCATCTGATTGTGATAGTTGAATATATTGATCAGCACCCGATTGAGCGTTGTTGCTTGACGTTAAGTAACCTGCACCACCTGAGAATCCAAACGAATCGTTAATAACTCGAGTCTGGAATATAGAACCGGTTCTAATTTCATCTGCAACTGTAACAACTCCAGTACCAGCGCCACTAATGTTAAAATTAGCGTATCCGGTATAACGTGTGTTAGTTACATTTTCTAAATAAAAACTAGGAACGTAATTACTCTTTGATAATTCAGCTTGCGAGCCGTAAACAAATGTGTATGCATTAGCCGATCCGCTATATCCTTTTGGATATATTCTAAATTGTAGATTGTTGTTTAATCCTAAACTATCATTTAATGTAAACCATAAACGATACCAACCGGCTGTTGGACTAGTTGTTGATAATTGTTGATTTATAGCACCGTAGTTTATTGGAGTAAATGAATTAATCACAGTTGACCCAATAGTATAACTTCCTGAACTTGATGCTGTTATTGTATTAGTTACAAAATTATAACTAATCGCACTGGTCATAGTTGAGGTGCCTGAGAATATGCCGTATAAGTCAATACTAGTAGCAGTTCCTTGCTTAACATACACACTGAATGTGTAATTTAATGCGCTATTGATTGGAACAACTCCAGATACTGATACCGCAGTAATTGTACTACCGGCTAGTCCTGTAATTGTAAGAACACAATCATTAACGTTGTTTACACCACCAAATGTTGAACCTGCAATGTATAGTTGATTAGTAACTGCATATCCGCTTCCTGGATTATTCACTACAACTACATAGGCTGTGCTAGTAACAGTAATATCAAAAGTCGCGGCGCTACCTGAACCAGATACATTAACTGCTGAAATATTTGTATAAGTTGCGCCCGGAGGAGGTACTGATATATTTTGATAGACATAACTATTACCAGCTACCCCAGAAGTACCAGTCATAGTCCATGCTTCAACTAATCCAGTTGGTGCTTGATTTACTTTTGAAAAACTAACATTACTATCTGTAGCCCAGTTAGCTCCAATAAAATTATTAGTGTAGTACAACATATTCGTAGTTGTAGTACTATAACTAGACCCAGCGTTTGAATAATTTATTCTCAACAGTTGAGATGTTGTTCCAAACGCACTTTGTACCGTTGCCTGCACTTGACTTGACTGATTGAATACAATACCAGTAGCTGGTGCTTCAGTTAAATCATAACCTGAGCTGATAACACCATAGGTACCATATGAAGTATTACCATTGGCTGCTCGAATACGGCCGCCGTCTTCTGCAAAATAGCCAGTGTATCCATAATATGAGAACACGCTAATAACTTCAGTAAGCGCACCCGGTCCGGTGCAATATACACCAACTCCGTCATTGATAATATGTGTAAAGTCATTAGCAACTATAGTCTTGGCACCACCGTTGTGTAAATTTCCATCTATTTTTAATGCTGTACATCCATTACCAAATGATGTAACGTTTTGTACGTAAGGACTTCTTCTATAAATCCAAGCAGTAGTGTCATTAGGTCCGGTGCCTGGATCAAAGCAAGCATAAGAGCCGCCAGTCGGACGTTGAATAAAGTTTGCATCAGGTGCTCCTAGCGATCCTTGCAATCCTATTAGTGTAGCATTTCGTAATCCGCTACCATTGCGCATACGGAACATATCTTTTAAACAATCGCCCGCATACATTGTCATAGAACCAGTGACTGTTGTCATTGGAATTATTGAGCTTCCGCTGATAAAATTGAATGCTGTAATTGCGCCACTACTAACTTGAAGTATAGTTAATTGAATGTCGTTTCCTGGAGTTACGCCGCCGATGCTAGTTCCAAGTATTTTTATTGAAGTACCGACAGTATATCCCGAACCGCCACTATATAGTGAAACGTTATAAGATCCTGTGGATGTCGGAGATACTGTAAACTCTGCTCCTACTCCGGTACCTGTTACAGTTACACTAGTTATTAAATTATAAGTTCCATTAGACCCTGTAATACTAAATTTTGTTGCAGTAATAGTTGAACCTACTACATAGTAAGTTTTTCCAGCCGTTATAGATGCAAACGGAGAAACATAAGTAAAGGTTGTATAAATTGACGGATCTACAAACTGTACCGGCATTTGGTCTACAAGACCAGTAGTTGATGTGATTGTAACTGTGTTATCTGCTGATGAAGTTGCTGTGGCGGTAGTTGAAATTGCTACGGCAGGTTTAACGACAACACTTCTCAGTTCGTCGCCGACAATAGCAACGTTTGGTGGAATCACTATAGGAAGTGTTTCCCCGTAGGTTCCTGTTTTTACATAGATAGTTGCCTGAACTCCGGTATTTGGTACTGGTACAAGCGCAGTACTTTGTGAAGTTAGTGCTGTTGTAATTATACTTAATAATGATTGAACTGCTGCCGGTGATAAGTTTTCAGGTGTTGAACCTACAGTAAATGGAATTACGGCCGTTATACCGGAAATACTAGTTGAAGAAACTGTTTGATATGTATTTACAGTCCAAGTTGTTCCACTACCGGATACTAAGTAAGTTCCGGCTGCAATTCCTGTGCCTGATAATATCATACCCACTGCAAATGTTCCGGTAACAGTTCCACTGGCAGTGAATGTAAATCCAGAAATAGTGCCTGCTGAAGCAGTTGCTATGCTGGCTGTTTGATAACTTTGGCTTAATGGTGTGGTTGTTACAGCATTATTAATTAGCACTGCTAATCTGTTCAGCATCGGCAAATAGTAAGGCATGTCTGCGGCGACGTCTGCGTTAAAGAAAGTATTTGTACTTCCAAAGACAAAATATGCAAGTGTTGCCGCTACTGTTTGACTATTACCCCCTCGCGCAATATCGTATGCAACAGCATCAATAATATATCCGGCATCTCTAACAGCCTTAGTTTGATTTAATTGATATGCCGGAGTGAATCCGCTTAGACTGTTGGCTATTTGATACAATGTCCACTGTATCATTTCAGTGGTGATCCAAAGTTTATTTTTAGTTATATTTGATGCGGCGTACACATTTTGAGTGCCTGCACCAACGGTGTCACACGCATATCTAATAGTTTTCCATGGTTGATCCCATGTAGTACCGTAGTCGGATCTATCAATACCAGTTGAATTTGAAACATAATACACTGCTGGAATTACAAGAACTTTAGTCCATGTTGGTGTTCCGGCAGTATTTCGTAACATATACTGCTCAGTGCCAATTGGAATAGCTTTTCGACCTGTATAAATTACATTTCCAAGGAGACTAGTCGATCCATAAGTTTCTATATCACCATATGTATTCATTGCATTTTTTGCAGAGTGTGCAATGTACGGCGCCCAATATGTATTTGTTGTATCAACATCTGGTCGATTTCCTGTTGCTACTACTCCACTCACATTTACGGTGGAAGTATGGCTTTGAATACAAACATACGTTTTATTTTGCCATACAACTAGATCACCTACTGTATAAGTAACGACATTAGTCCAGAATTTTCTCCAGTATGTTCCTGGTAAAAGTATATTCCAATAAACATAGTTTACACCTACAAAACTTAATGCCTGTGCATCTACGATTGTATTTGCTGGAGCGGCACTGATTGTTAATGTTGTGCTGTCAACTACTGTCGACACTGTTTGACCTTGATTAAATCCTACACCGATAATGTTCATTCCGATAACAATACCAGTCGTACTAGCTACCTTTAAAGTAGTTCCTGAACTACCAGTAGCTGTATAAGTTGTATTTGTAGTAAATGCCGCAGGATCTTGAGCAGTATTATCTGCAATAGCAGTATATGTTACACCATTTCTAGTTATAGTATCGCCAACCAAGTATGCCGATCCTACATTCCAAGATGATCTCCAGTTAAAGCTAGCATTTAATAATTTCCAATCAACAGCATCAATCGATGGTATATTATTAATATTATTTGCTGTTTGGCTAACATATTCGTATCCGCCGTATTCAACTGTATCGCCTGGTTGATAAGTTGTGCTTGCTGACCATATACCTGCGTATTCTTGACCCGGTAACCATAACGCCCACTTAGTTTGGTCAAATAATGTTGTAGATGTGTGACCCGATAATGAAATCCATAGATCAGGACCATTTTTTACTAAATCATTAGCTTTATATCTAAATGAAGCACCAGTCCATATACCTTTATACTCTAATCCGTTGAATAGTATTGTCCATGCACTTTGGTTGGCTTCAAGACCCGATGCAGACGATACTGCACTAGTATGATTTGCGATACATTTATAAACTATGCCGCCGTATTTTACTACATCATTGACACCGTAGGTCTTACCAGTAGTCCAATCAGAATTCCATGTGGCAAATTCAGAGTACACTGCCCAATTGCTAGAATCAAGAGCGAATGCTGTGCTAGTATGTGCTAGTGTGCAATAGTATGCCTTGCCACCAAAAGTAACTACGTTACCTACACTATAAAATGTAGAAGTAATCCATGCTCCGATCCATTTTTTGCCATCTACTACTAAGTTCCAATACGAATAAGGAACAGCATTTAAATCGTTATAAAAATTACTGCTTGATGTGTTTGGTACTACGCATACGTAAGTTTTACCGTTATAGTTTACAACCGCATCTCTGTTATAAAATGTGCTTGGTGCCCAAATTCCGTTCCATGTAAAACGTAATCTACCAATTTTAAATTCTGCTGCCATGTCTTAAATTCCTTGTATTTTATGTACTTACAGTTTGCAATGCGGTATATGTATAAGGCTGATTAATTCGTACCACTAATTGTCCTGTTGCCTGATCTAGATAATAATAGCAATTTTTATTATCCCAACGATACTGATCAAAATATAAATTAGGATAAGGACGACTATGATCTTCTTCTAAACGTCCGTCAAAGAAATCAACTCCATACTCAAAATTTTCATAGTTATTTGTATTTGATCCTGGTTTATTTAATGTAATAATACTGGTCGAACTTAATTGATCGATCCTACTAAAATATAAAGTACCATCATCTTCTCTGCGTAATCCGTAAAAATATCGGGTATTACCATCACCCAACATATCACTATAACTTAAATCACCACCTACATAATATGACATAATAATATTCCTTAACTAATTTCAACAAAACTTAATATTGCATCTATACTGGCTGCCACATTACTTGATAGTAATAAATTTGTGCTTGGTCCAAGAATCAATTTTTCGCCAGCTGATACTAAACGCAAACTTTGCGTTGCAGGTACTACTACATCTTTAGCATAATAAGCTGTTGTATTTGCAACTGTATCTTGTAATTGCACTGATGTTAATACCACATTAAGTGTAGTATTTGTTAAACTCATTCCGATAACAGTAGTCTTAGCTGATGCATTAGATATCCACAATACCGTAGTTATAGTGCCGCCGGTTGCGGCACCTGTTGTTGCATTTGCATAAGTTACAGTTCCAGTCGTGGCTCCAGTAACTAAGAACGTTCCATTATATCCTGATACGCTAACACCTTGTACTGAAATATAACTTCCTATCGGAAATGGTATTGTTGTCTGTGTAGAAAAAGTTAATCTAACTGATCCCACAGATGGTGTACTTGGTGCCACTGCGGTTACTGCTGTAACAGGACCTACATTGCTTTGTAATTGATTTTTAAAAACTGTTGTCATTTTTTATCCTAAACTGATTACAATACCTAAGGCGATATCGCTAGCTTGTGTTATACTAATACCGCTACTTGCTCCAGCAACACTTATCCATGCTGTTCCATTATAAACTTCTACAAACTGTTGATCTGTATTAAACCTTACCATACCAGTTTCAGTGTAGGCTAATGCTGGACGATTATTTCCATCGCCTGTAGGAATAACTAAACCATAAGATCCTGGAATTTTTATATATCCAGATCCAGTTCCTGTCATCGGTGTAGGAGAACCACTGCTGCCAACTGTTTGACTTATACTAACAAGATATGTACCTAATGCACCAGCCCCTGTTAAATTAGAGTTTTCTGTTGATGTTGCGGTGATAAGTGTGTTAACTGTAGCACCTGTAGTGATATATACTCCAGCAACTAATGTTCCAACCGATGAAGCTGTTACTGTTAAAATTATTGAAG